ATGGGTAAGATACTAAGAAAAACTTCATGTGATTCTTGTGGATCAAGTAATAACCGTTGTGAGTATGATGATGGTTCTACTTGGTGCTTCACCCCTAACTGTGAAAGTAATAAACGTGCTTTCAAAAACAAAGTAGAAGAGGAAAGTAATGTGATATCATTTGATTCCCTACCATTCGGAACCTCTGCTGACCGTAATATCTCAGTTAAAGTATGTGAGATGTTTGGTGTTAAAAGAGAAGTATCTTCTACAGGAGGTACTAGCGCGGTATACTATCCTTACTATGAGAATAACGTTGTAGTAGGTAATAAGAAACGTTTGTTCCCTAAAGACTTCAGGGTAGAAGGTAAACTACCTCTTACTCTATTCGGTCAGAATGTATTTCCAGGTACAGGTAAACGAATTGTTATCACTGAAGGAGAAGAAGATGCTCTTGCTGTAGCCGAAGCATATTCTAAGTATAGTAGCGGTACAATTTACCCTGTTGTATCTATTCCTTCTGCATCTAACCTGAAAGCTGTTGTAGAAAATCGAGACTATCTACGTTCTTTTAATGAAGTAATACTCTTCATTGATACAGATGAAGCAGGTGATATAGCAATAGATAAGCTAGCTAACTCAATTGGCTTTGATAAAGTAAAAGTTGCCCGTACTAAATTCAAAGATGCTTCTGAAGCTCTTACTGAAGAAGGATACATGGCTGTACTCAGAGGTATCTGGGATGCACAACAATATAGCCCACAAGGTATTGTTACTGGTGAAGATCTATGGAAGAAACTAGTAGAATACAATGATGTTGAATCATTACCTTATCCAGAATGTTTCTCTGGTCTTAACGATAAGATTAAAGGTATGCGCCTTGGTGAAATATCTTTGTGGGTATCAGGTACAGGTGCAGGTAAGTCTACTATGTTACGTGAGATTGTTCTTGATATCATAGATAAGACTCAAGAGAAGGTAGGAATCATTGCTCTTGAAGAAAGCCCTGCTGAAACAACTCGTAAGCTTGCTGGCATGGTAATTAGACGTAATCCTGCTGCAGAAAAGATTGAGCTAGATGATCTTCGTGTGGGCTTCGATACCTTTAAAGACAGAGTTATGGTGCTGGATCACTGTGGTTCTATGTCTAATGGTATTATATCTCAACTAGAATATATGGCCTTATCAGGTTGTAAGTATCTGTTCATTGATCACATTACTATTCTTGTGTCTGAAGGTTCAGAAGGACTAACTGGTAATGAAGCTATTGATAAGGTAATGAATGACTTACTGCGTATATCTAAACAACACAACGTGTGGATCGGCTTGGTGTCACATTTACGAAAGATGTCTACTACAGGACAATCATTTGAAGAAGGTAGATTGCCAACAGTCGATGACATTAGAGGTTCAGGTTCAATTAAACAAATCTCACACGACATCTTAGCCTTTGCCCGTAATATTACTGCTGATAACGAAAGTGAACGTAATACAATTAAGCTATCAGTACTTAAATCACGTTATACAGGTAAGACAGGTCCAGCAGGTACTTGTACTTATGACTATGATACAGGCCGATTACAAGATGGGCTATACGATGATATGCTGGGTAACCTTGGTATATAATTGAAGTCCATTATTAAAAGGGAATAACTGATGGAAGATAACATGAAAGACCCTCTCAATGAAGTGGTGGATTATCTAATAAACAAAGTTTCTAATGTAAACATGAACAACCCTAAAGCAAATAAAGGAGCACAGATATTACGTACTATATCTAAGTTCAAAGATAATATTCCTAGCATTGTGCAAGTAGCTTTCGATAAGATGTCTTCTAACTTTACTAGAGAATATCCTGAACAACCAGTAGGCCTTGCCAAGACCACACAAGTTAGTGTGGGTATTGGTGAGCATGTGTTTACAAAATACTTTAATACTAAGTGTAGCTTCCATCAAGCAATCAGAACAGGTGATCTTGTACTAGAAGCTTATGTTCAGTCAGGCTTTATTAATGTTAAAAGAGCAGAGGGTTTTGGTGCATATAACGCCCAAGCTCCTTACATGATTGAACCAACAGAAAGATGGGAAGAGATAGGTGAGTTTAAGTTAATCGAAAGCAAAGGGCTACTCGTATATACGGTAGATGAATTACCTTCCGATATCAGTAACATTATGCAACCTAAAAACTATCCTCTAATTAAACGATGGGGTATCTCAGCTCCTCAAGCTCAACGAGATGCTTTCAATAACATCTATATTGACTCTCCTTTTGTAAGAGCAGTAAATAACTTACAACAAACTCCATGGAAGATTAACTCAAAGGTACTGGATGTACTCTTGGATAATCTAGATGACATCATGCCATCAGATATCCCTATGTATGACAAGGCTATACCTAAGAGTTTACTTAAAACTGCTTATGAGAAGTATCAGAAGACTCCTTCTGCTGCAAACAAGAGTGCTTATAATCTTATTGCTAAGGAATGGGAAAAGACTTTACGCCCATTACAAGTCAGAGCTAAACGTGCTGAGATTAAAACTACTATAGGTAAAGCTAAACAATTAAATGAGTGGGATAAGTTCTACTCTTTAGTTGATTTGGATTACCGAGGCAGGGTATACTATAAAGAACCTTATATGAACTATCAGGGTAATGATATTGCCCGTGGTCTTATGAGCTTCAGTGAAAGTAAACCCATTGATGATGCAGGTAAACGTGCATTAGCCATTCATACTGCTAACTCATACAATGAAAAGTATGAAGTAAACAATATACCTTCTTGGGTAGAAGAAGACTATAAGTCTATGCTTATCAAAGAGGGAATTGATACTATCAGTGTAGATAAGTTCTCTCTTGAAGATAGAATTAACTGGTTTAATAACAACTGGGATCTGATTGAGACCACTGCAGATCAAGGTATACTACATGACTGTGAGAAAACAGTTGTGTTCTTAGCGTGTTGTATTGAATGGTGTAACATTGCTGATATGGAAACAGAAGGACTTGAACCTACTTCAAGTATACCTGTAGCCATTGACGGTACTTGTAATGGCTATCAACACTCTGCTGCATTGTCTCGTGATGAGAAGACAGGACAACTAGTAGCCCTTGAAGATAGTAACGTACCCCATGACCTTTACGTTAAGGTAGCACAAAAGCTAGTAGAGTTAGCTCCTGACTTCTTTAAAGATAGACCAATGTCTTATGCAGAGATACGTAAGTTAATCTCTAAGAGAGCTACAATGACCCGTGCATATTCTGCAGGGGCACAAACAATTGCTGAGTCTATGTACTCTGATTGTGTTCAAGCAGGTGCAGATGATCTGTATAACATTACTCAGATTGACTGTGATGAGTTAGCTGTTCATATCCTTAAGGCTATTGAAGAAGTATGCCCAGGATCTCAGACAACAATGAAGTTCTTACAAGACTTAGCTCAATGGGAGCTAGGTACTTTTGAATACCAAGATAGTAACGGAAAGAAAGTCTCTCATGCTACTATAAATAAGTATAAAAAGTTAGCAAGGTTAGCTAACAAGAAACAAAGGGATGACCCAACAATAGAAAACACTCTTGAGTTAAATAAGATTAACTCTAAGATATCAGAATGTAAACTTGTGTTAGTAAAAGGACATGCGGGAGAAGACATTCGTTGGATGACTAAATCAGGCTTCCCTGTTATTTATAAGGTAAACGCTACAAGACAAGACACTTGTAAGTCTACCTTACGTGGTGTAATCGGTGGTGCTTCAAAGCAACCCGGTCGTATCAATCATGTAGCTAAAATATATTTAGATACAACAAACAGGAGGGAAGCTAGTGCAGGTATCTCCCCCAACTATATTCATTCACAGGATGCTACTCATATGGCTCTTGTGATAGATGAATTCGGAGTTAACTTCGGTGCAGTACACGATAGCTTTAGCTGTCATGCCTCCGATGTTGATAAATTGAAACAATTAACACAAGATAAATTCGTTGAAATGTACAGTGACGATAACCCCTTGGAAGCAGTTAAACGTTATATCACTAACAATGACTGCGATATAGAAGTACCAGAGCTGGGTAACCTAAATATAACAAAGGTTATTGGTTCTCGTAACTTCTTTTCATAGGTAAAACATGACAGATAAAACCCACTACAATTGGTTTGCTTTGCGTGATCGGTATCTACTGAGTAAAAATAAACTACCCCTAATGACCGATGAACGTTACTGTGAGATTGAAGGTATTGACCCT